TGGCTCATTACGATTCTAGTTTTACCTCCAATAGCTTGTGAAGCTGGATCAATTACTAAATCAATTCCACCATATTGGCCTATTACTAAATTCTCCCAATCACCATAGATAATTGCAGAACATAATCCCGAAGTTGTACCTTTTGTTAAGTTACTTGGAACGTTTGAAGTGCTGTAAGTTTCTTTACCAGCTATTTGCTCAGGTTGGCCCATAAAATAACTCATGTAAGGCATAATCATTGCGCCTGAACCGCTATCGATAACAGTTTGCTTTAATTTAGCTACTACTTTTGGATTAACTAAGAATTTGCCGTTCATTCCTGCATTAGCAGTTTCAACGATTTGGATTAATTCAAGAATTTTTGCTAAAGTTGGCGCGCCACCATTAGTTCCAATTGCTACCGAACCAATTCCACTTGTTCCTAACAAACCAGTTGGAGCTGCAGAACCAGGACCGTTAATAGCCGCTGCTTCAATTGCCACTGCAAATGCTTTCAAGAATGATTGAACTGTGTAATTTTGAATGCTAAAATTATCTTGCAACAATAATTGCTTACTCAAATCAACATAAGCTGTTAATCTTTTTGGCGCAATAGAACGACTAGCAGTAGTAGGGTCCCCTGCACTTGCATCAGCAACTTCAGTAGCCCAACCAGCTGTAACACCTGCACTAAATCCAGTTAAATCAGTGTTAGCCGCTAAGCCTTCTAATTTAATAGCTCCTAATTGAGGTAAAACAGTTTTAGCATATAATGCATCAAAGAAGCCAACTTTGTCAGTAGCAATAAAATTACCACCTGCAGTTGAAGTTCCTGAACTCATTGTTCTGCTTTCAACTTGTAAGAATTTGTTTGATAAATACAAGCCATCACCCATTGAGCCTAATGCTCTTTTTTCTTTTGCGCTTTCTTGCAATAATTCTTTTTCAAGACCAGTAATTGCGTTTTCGTCACCACGTGATAATGATAATTCACGAACTAATTTACCAAATGAGAAATTTCCTAATTCTCTTTTTTCTTTTGAATCACCTTCAGGTGTTACTTTGCCTTCAACATTCTTTTTAGTGAACGATTCTCTTAATTCTGCATCTTTGATTTGTGCATCAAAAGCAGTTACATCAGTTTCAATTGAACGCAAAGTAGTTAATTCTACTGTTGTCAATTCTCTTTTTTCTAATTCAGCTTTTGCCACTAAATCAGAACCTTCATTTCTTTTATGCGCTTGTAATTGGCGCAATTCAATACTTGAGTTTTTCATTTGTTTATTTTTAGTTTAATTTAAATTTAAATTTTTGCGCTAAATAATAGCTTTCGTTTATTGGTTTTGTAATTAATTCTTTGTTTCTTTTTTTACAAGCTTCAACTTCCGTATCTTCATAAGCCGGATTAACAACTGGCCCCACATCGTATAGTTTATCAATTTTTAAAATAGTTCTTAAACAAGTTCCATCTGCAAATTCCTCAACTTTTTGTTCCGATACTGTAAATGCAAATGAACACCCTCTAATGTTCCCTGCTTTGATGTTTTCAAGTACATCATTGCCCATAGTGGTGTTTAAAGCTTCAAATTCAAAGTATAAACCTTTTTCGTCTACCTTTAAAATTAAAGTACCTACTCCATCTTTAGACCTTGCTAACAACATTTCACTTTCATGGTTAAATAATGCTACAACATCACTCATGTCACAGCCATCAAAAGCGCCACGTGCAATAGTTTCATTATAGCCCTCCCACATTGGGTACAAGCTATCAAATGTGCTCGCATAGCCTTTTATGGTTCTGCCCTCTTCGCTAACAATGTCAGCTGCTCTAGTGTTAAATCTTCTTTCCATTATTGTTGTGCGCCACCAGTTCCAGGTTGGCTATTGGTTAATTGGTTATTTTTTGCGGCTTGTGCCTCCCAAAATGGTATAGCTGTTTCGCCTGGCATCATGTTGCTTGGCATATAGCTACTATTCGCATAATCTTCGTCAATTGTATTGATTGCATACATTTTACGTACTTCATTTGGAGTTATTGCGCCACTTGTGAACATAGTTCTAATCTTGCGTTCCATTGCAGCTGAATCACCTCTTAAAAGCATATCAGTATCAATGTAGCCGTCATAAAGTTCACGCTCATAAATTGCGTATAATTTTTGGTCTGCTTCTTGTTCAAATCTTACAATCCAAGGCATAAGGCAATCAGTAACATAGTTTATATTAACTTGCTCTAATGCTGAATTATTGGTATCAGATAAATCTTGTAATTTGCTCAATGGCATTCTAAACCAACGGGCTATTTCACCACGCATATAGTTTTCAGTTTCTATGAACTGTGATTTTTGTGGATCATTATTCATAGCTTCAAACTTAACACCGCTAGGCATTGCAGCTATTCCACCACCAGTATAACTAGCCATAAACATTTGAGTATATTGCGCTAGTTTTTTTTCGTCATTAACACCCTCAAAAGTTAATACGCCACTCATTGCAGCACCGCCACTAAAATAGTTACTTGAATAGTTTTGAATAGCTAAGGCATGGCCTAATGTTTCCAATTGGTAGCCCAATACAGATTGGCCAACCATTCCATTTCCTGGTCCTTTTAAATGAAATATATTTTCACTTGAATAAACATCGTCTAAACCCAATGGAATATAGTTAATTCTGTAAAACATTGTTTTACTTAGAATATCAAATTCAGGAAATACAAAGTTGGAATCAATATAGTGCATTTCAGTTGCTAAGCCTGCTTTGTCACGAATGATTAAAGCATAGCCATTGCCTCTACCAATTGCATCATTTATAATTGAATATTTTAAACCAATAGGAGTTGAATAGTTATTTGGTTTAACTTGAAGGATTTTCGCAACATTTAGAGTATTAACCCTTGTTTTATTGCCATTCTTTTCTGTTTTTACTACTATATAAGGCAGCTTACTAATATCTTCGGCTATATTCCTTATGCAAGCATAGTAAGTAGCTAGTTGTTTTGCGTTCTTTTCGCTTACTTGTTCACCACTTTTAGCGTAACCACTAAACCAATTCTGCATCGGGAACCCACTAAATGAATTAGCGGGAATCAAAGCAGTTGGAGCCTTAGCTCTAAATGATAATTTTGGTATGAATCTAGTTAATAAGTTCGCCATTTATTTTACAAAGTAAAACAATGGTTATGTAACTAGTTGTAACTATTTTCTAATATTTTCCAAAATAGTAGTTTTTACTACGTTTAAAGCTATTATAAGTTTTAAACCTATTCTGCTTAAACTTTTTGTAGTATTCCGATTCTAGTGCAATATAAGCAGCTTCACCATCTTTATGATAAGGCAATAAATCATAGAATCTTTGGAAATATTGTGTTATTGTCATAATTATCTAATTTTCATAAAAAAATACTCTTTTTCTTTCGGATGTTCTGCCATGTGTTGCATATAAGCCGCAACCGCCATTATATTACTAACAATACCATCTACTTTATTTTCGGGCTTACTTTTATCTACTTTCATATTTCCGCTTGCATCACGCAATATTAGCACATTGCCAGCCATCCACCTAATTACTTCATTATTATTATGGTTTAATTCCTTGCTTATTACCAACCTTTCGAGTTCAGCTGTTGGTGCTGCCATGCTCATAAATCCTTGTCTGAATGGATGTAGGCTTATACCATCGTCAGTTAATTCCGTAACTAATGTTGTAGCAAATACAGCATCATAATTTATAAATTGGATTTTATATTTAGTTGCTAGTTCATTAATATCATTTCTTATAATCTGGTGGTCAATTACATTTCCGTTAGTAAATTTAATTAAATCCATTTTCGCCCAATTAACATAATTATGGTAGTTTCGTTTGTGGCGTTCTTTGGCCACATCTTCAGGAATCCAAAAATAATATAATTGCTTAAAATCTGTTTCGCCTCCTATCGGTGGAAAGTTTAAAACTAAGCTGCTAAAATCTTGCGACTTACTTAAATCCATTCCCCCAAAACACTCACGGCCTTCTAAAATACTTGCATCAAAATCATTTCCACTTTCAACCCACTTTACATCAGGAATCCATGTTGTTGCTGTGTCAGTCCAAACATTTAAATATTTTGTTTTAAAGTTTATTTCTTTGCTACCATCGTTTTGAGCTGCTACCAATTCAGCTTTCAAAAAGTCAATGTTTACACTAACATTTAAATTAGGATTCGCCTTTGCCCAAACTTTTGGGTTTTGCCAATCATCACCATCGTCAATAGTAAAAATCATTGCAAATAATGTATCATCTTTTAGCTTTTTGCTGAGTACATCAATGCAATATTTTCTTTCCTTAAAGCATGGTCCATCTTTTAAGAATCCTGCAGTTGTAATTGTAAACAACAATGGATTTGTAGTAGCACCCATTCCGGACTTTACAACATTATAAACCTCATCGGTTTTATGAGCATGGTACTCATCCACAACCGCAATATAAGGTTTTAACCCGTCTAATGTGTTTGAATCACTGCTTAAAGCTTTCATAACACCGGTGTCAAATCCTTTTTCAATATTGATAAGTTCATACTGCATAACCCTAACTAATTCGTTAAGCCAATCAGTTTGTTTTATCATCTGCTTTGCAGCCTTGTAACAAATTGTGGCCTGGTCCCTCGTTGTTGCACAAGTATAAATTTGACCATCGTCATGAGTATCTGCGATTAATCCGTATAAAGCTATGGCCGCTGCTATTGCTGTTTTGCCGTTCTTACGCGGGACCTCAATATAGCTTGTTTTAAATCTTCTAATTCCACTTTTATAATACCAACCAAATAGATTAGCTAATAAAAACTTCTGCCATAGTTCTAAAACAAATGGCGAACCGTCCACGTGGTTTAAACTTTCAATAAATCCAATTGCAAAATTAGCTTTTTCGTAATCTAAATAAATATCCGTACGTTTTAAGTCATATAAAAATCTTTGCTGTGATTTATGTATTAACTCACATTGCTCAGTTTCACAATACCTTAAAAGTCCAGATTCTAGTTTACCCATTATCTATTTCTAATTCTTTTCCTGTTAATGCAAAATAAAGGTTTTGAAGTTGATGAACTGATTTTAAATTATCCATTCTCATTAATGAATTTAATAAACCAGATGGATAAAAACCAAAAGAGTTAAGGTGTTCAAAAAAAATAAATTTACCAAAATTATTTAACTTATAAATATTGTCATTTTCTTTAAAACCAAACTTTAATAACCATTCTTTAGTTATTGGTATTGGTTCAGCTTGCCATTTATCTAAAAACATTCCTGAAAATACAACTCGATTTTTCTCTAATCCGATAACCTCTATTATTTTTTTTGAATTTTCTTCAATAAATAAATTTCCTATTCTTAATTCTTTTGCTTCCATATTAGCCATGTTTTGCTGCTATCCTAAGTGATTCTAATTTTGACATTTTTGCTTTGCCATTTGACTTTAATTTAGATTTTGGTGTTAATCCTAGCTGAACTGCCAAACTTAAAAAAGCCTTTCTGTACCGTTCCATTAAATAGCAATGTGGATTTTCCATTGGCATACCGTTTTTAGTTTTAACCACAGAACCAAGTTTTATTATATTTTCACTCGAAAACCTATAATTCCCAAGCGCATCACAATACATAGCAAACAAATTTAAATCAAAGGAACTTAAAAGATTTTTATCTTCTAAATCCTTAATCAATGAT